GAGAGCTGCTGAAATGAATGTCCTAGACACCCATGCGATTAAATTTTCAAAAGGTTTTATAAATTTCTCTAACCAGTCAAGAGGACCTTTCTGCTTCTTGACTAACTTTTCGGTTTCATCTTCTGTTTCATCATTGGCAGCACCATCTTGCGTACCACCTTCTGCTTCAATTTCTGCTTCCTGATCTCTTTTATAATCAGAAAGTCTTTTTGTTTCATTTAATTGATTTTCTAACCAAGTACCTCTAGCAACAACTATATCCCTAATACTTTCAGTTGTCTTTCCAATACCCTCTAACGTCTTACCAATCTGATTGAAAGATGTAGTTATAGAATATACTGACTTGTTAACTGAGCTAGGAAACTTTAACCCACCAGATTCTGACGAAGTGATGGATGTTGAAATTAGTTTATGAGGTTTGATTTTTGTAGCCATTATTTGCGACTATTTTGCCTCTCTTTATATCTCTTTTCCTCCTCCTTCAAAAACTTGAGTAAGAGATTAACATAGATCTCTTTCTCCCATGGCATAATGTTATCTAAGTATTCAGGATCCCACTTATGATGATGCATCAAAGCGAAATTAGTCTCATAATAATTCTGTAGATTAGTATGGAGAAGGGCTACCCGAAAAAACTTGCCAGTCCCTCCAGAGTGACGGTCTGTTTCTTCTTAGTTTTAGGATTGGTAAACTTAATGTCATGCTTTAACTTAGGCATAGTCTCAAAGAAAGCTTGCACTGACTGGAACTGTTGAGAATTCAACTGCTCTAGAAACTCATTTAATTCTTTCTTAGAGGAATCAGATGCAGGATAAACGTCTTCACCTTCAACAATTGACTCAATACAGTCAACAGTTAGATCAAACAGAGTATCTACTTTGTTTGCATCATCAAGATCAAAGTTATTTTTCACAAACATATCCATACTTGGATACTTCATGACCATAGACACTGACTCATTAATATTAATGGTCTTTTCATGATTTTCGTCAAATTGCACTTGCACCTCATCAAGATTCACAGTCACTGGTACAGTTGTCTCTCCATCATCAGGAGAAGTAACTCTCAGCTCTACTGATTCACCGACAGACTTTGCACGAATATTCAAAAAGATATATTCAAAGTCAAAGGTAGCAAGACCCTTGATAGCAGTTTTAGATAAATTAGTACAATTTTCAAGTAATGTTTGAATTGTATCAATCATCATTTTCTGATCTTGACTCTCCATTGCCAAAAGGAGTAATTTTTCTTCTTTTACAAGGAAAGGTCGGTATTTGATTCGCTGCCCGTCTGACGGGACTTTCAATTCATAGCGAGGAACGTTTAATTTAGGTAATGCCATAGAATTCACTTCATTAATTGTATTTAGCCATTATTGTCAGGTGCTGTATTACTCCAGAAGTTAAGAGGTTCAGTACCTGGCGGTTGGTTAAAATCAAAGTTGGTAGAAAAGTCAAAAAATTCAGGTTTAGCAATAGGTCCGAAGTCAAATGTATTGCCAAACAGTTCTAAATACTGCCCATCTGTATTCTGGAAGAATTTGGCAGCATCAGTACCAAGACTGTTTAAGAAGTTCTGTTCTGGACTCTCTGCTTGCTCGTATTTTGAACCTAACTTAATATTTTCGTTGTTTGGATAGAATCTGAAATTTCTATATTGGAAACCTACTGTAAAAGTAGTATAACTTGCTTGACCTGAAGTCAGCTCAACTTGGCTCAGGTTGTATGGAAATACATCCGCTAAACACCATACACCTGTTACTTGGTTTTCATAGTAATATCCTTTCTTCACAGTAGCATCTGCAGGATTATTTTTCTGTTCTTTAATTAAATCACTTGCACTATAAAATACTTTCTTTCCTTGACCACGCTCCATTTTGTAGATCTTCATGGTGCAAGTATAGTTTTCTAAAAGATCAACATACTGCGAAGTGTCATTATGAATAAGATTCATCCACCTTTCAAAGAAGGTGTAGTTCTTCATGTCTCTAGGCATGATGAAATTAACTGAAATCTCAGCATGACTCTGACCAGTTGCATACTTGTATGCAGATCCGATGTTATTGACGGTAGCAGTTGTTAAGTTTCTGCTAGGAGCACCAATAGATTCGGCATAGTGATTCAATTGTAATGCAAGATCTCCAGATAAAACTCCACCAGGAACTAATGCAGAACCATATGCTTCCTGCAAAACACGAGGTTGACTAAATTCAACTCCGTAGAGATTATTAAGAGAAGGTGAGGATTTTCCAGACTTAATCAGTGTTTGAAACTGTTGAAAGGAATTATCTCTATTTCTTCTATCTGTGAAATTAACTGCCATTATACTTTGAGTTCTTTTTCTGTAATGAGCATAAACTCTAGAGAATTATCTTTGCAGAACTCTCGCGCTGCTTTCCACTTCGCTTGGTTGACACTGTATGTAACAACCTCATTTATATATCGTTTGGTAACTCTTTTTTGAGTTTTTGGTTCTAACGTTTGCCTGAATGGTTTGACTTCTACAATATATTTCTTTTTTCCTACCTTTACATAGAAATCTGGGAAATAACGGTGTCTTTTACCATCTACAGGTGATATGTAAGGGATAATAATCTCTTCACTTCCCCATTCAGTTACAGTTGGAGTTACATCACACCATTTCATGAATTTATACTCCCAAGACGAGCGGTACACTATGTTCCGAACGTCTCCACGGTACTTTCTCGGAAAGGATGGACGATACTTCCCCTGATAACGCATAAATATAATTGGACCATTACATATATTTATAGTGGCAAGTTCAACAGCGGTCACCCTTAAGTATCCAGAGAAGTTACCTTTTGCTGAATTAGGACCGAGTTTTACAGATAGTTATCAACCAGAATTTGCTGACTATGTAAAATTTTCTAGGTATTCTTTCAAGAATGCGGGTGGTGCTCAATACTTCAACGTACCAGACAATACTAATAAAACAAACAAGCAGTTGATTACGTCGGCATATATTGCAATGCCTGCGAATCTATCTGCTGATTATGCTGCAAACTACCAACAGGCAAACTTAGGTGCTTTAGGTAGGGCTGCAACTGGTGCTCTTGCTGCAAATAGTTCTGCTGATGTTGCTCAATCTATTCAAAAAGCAGCAAAGGCAGGTCTTCCAGAGTCTGCATTCAATAACCTTGCACAAGGTATTCAGGGTGTAGGTTCACTAGTTGGTCTTAATACTGATGGTATCTCTCCAAACACATTAACTGCCATCTCTCAAGGTAAGGTATTCAACCCTTACTCCGAACAGGTTTTTGAAGGTGTAGGTTTTAGAACCTTTAATTTCAACTTCAAAATGGTCGCCAGAAGTGAAAAAGAAGCACAGAGCATTCAAGACATTCTTGAAATGTTCAAAGTTGGAATGCTTCCTGCATTTGCTGGTGGCGGTGATGGTGATGGTGGAAGTCTAGGTGGTCTGTTGACTAAATCAAGTGCAGCACAGAGATTTCTTACTGTACCAGATAAGTTCTTGATTCAGTTTGTTAGAATCGGTAAAGATACTAAGATTCAGAATCTTGATCACTATAAAATAGATTATTCTGTATGCACTGGAATGTCAGTGAATTATACTCCTGATGGACAATATGTTGCTATCAAGAGTAAAAGACTCGCAAATGCATATAAAGCACAGAATAGTGAATTACTTTCAGGAGATGTTGGAAATCTACAAGAAGGTCAAGCACCTGGTATGATTTACGTCCCTGCAATCACTTTAGATCTTCAATTCACTGAAACATCTATCGTAACACAAGAAAAAGCAATCGCTGGATACTAATGCCTGCATATTTCTCATACTTACCAGATATCTACGTTGGCACAGGGGCAAACTCTGATAGGCAACAAGAGTATACTATTGTAAAGAACATCTTTCGTAGAGTTAAAGCGAGAGAGGATCTTGCCAAGTATACGGAATTCTTTGAGCAGGTATCTATTGAAGATGGTGAAAGACCAGATCAAATTGCTGAAAAGTTCTACGGTGACGCTGAATTAGACTGGGTAGTTCTTTTAACTAATAATATTATAGATGTTTACACACAATGGCCAAAAAGTAGAAGAGAATTAGAATATTACACGAAAGAAAAATATGATGCGCTTGATGGCATTCATCATTACGAAACTAGAGAAATCAAATGGGGTGATAGGGTTGTAGTAGAAGAAGGTACTTGGGTAGATGATTCCTTCTCATATACTAAACCTGATGGTATTACCATTAGTGGTTTGAGTGCAAGATTTCCTGTTTCTAACTGGGAATATGAATATTACGAAAATGAGTTAAAAAGGAATATATACGTCACTCTTCCAAATGCTTTAGAAGCGTTTATTGATGAATTTGAAGATTTACTCGGATATGAACCTCATGATGAACTTGATGAAAATGGAGTCAAGAAAACTACTATCTCTGTTGCAGAAAGATTCCTTGGTAAGTCTATCGGTGGTGGTATTGGTCGTCAATATAGTTCCACATACTCGGGAACTGGTAGAACTGTCACTAACTTGAGTGTTAGCGGTGGTATGACAACTACTGGTGCAGCAGTTGTGACTCAAACACAAGCAGATGCTTCTCAAGGTGTACAAGTTGCCTCTGATGCAGGTACAGCAAGTGGTGGCGA